TTATAACTCGATCTGTCCGGGAACATCATTGGAAGTTTTGTCTTTTTCCTGAATGAAATGCCCTGTTGTTGGAATTTTCCGTGTCCGGTAATATTCAGGATTGTCTGTCTGGAATTGTGCCGCAGGGCAGACTTTGGTGATGCTGCTGTTTTTCTTGAGGGTATAAAGCTGCACACCGGATGCGCTTTTGGAAGCATTCGCCGGAATCAGTTCTGTGTTAAGCAGAGTGGCTTTGTCATGGTTGCGCATAAGCAGGAAATCCACATCTGCATCCAGTTTTTCCATGTATACCAGTGGAGAACGGGCAGAGTAGGCGTTGACCAGTTTCCGTCTGTTGGCTTTCGTAGCATAAGCGGAAAGCTGTACTTTTGCGCCTTTCCCGTTTTCGAAGAAAAATACCATAAAGCCGCTGTAATCCTGTGTGACGGTCATATAAAGGATTTTTTCTTCCGCATCCATACCTAACAGGTTCTGGAGATATTCCCCCATGGAGCTTGCTTTGCTGTCAGGAATGTCGCTCAGTTTCATTTTGTATACGTTGAACTGATTGGAGAAGAACAACATTTCCCCACGGTTGGTGCTTTCCATCTCCTGCATGATGTAGTCGTCGTCTTTGACTTTCTGTTCACCAGCAGAACGCAGGGAGATCAGGGGTATTTTTTTGAAATAGTTCTGTTCTGTCAGGAACAGGCGTACGCCATAATCTTCAATGAAATCATCTTTGGTGGGAGTCACAATTTCTTCTTCCTGAATGATTTCTGTCAAACGAGGTTTGCCGTATTTTTTCGCGACGGCTTTCAGCTGACGACAGATCAGATTTTTGATCTTGGTGTTGCTTTCTAATGTTGCTTTCAGATCTGCGATTTCTTTTTCCAGAGATTCCATTTCCTGCGTACGCTTGAGGATATATTCCTTGTTGATGTTTCGCAGTTTCATTTCTGCGATATAATCCGCCTGTACTTCGTCAATGGAGAAGCCTTCCATCAAATTAGGAACAACCATGGATTCCAGTTCTGTATGACGGATGATGGAAATGGCTTTGTCAATATCCAGCAGAATTTCCGCCAAACCTTGTAAAAGGTGGCATTTTTCCTGCTTTTTCTGGATGTCAAAAGCCAGCTGCTTACGGATGGATTCCATACGGAATTCTGTCCAGTGCTGCAAAATGCCGCCCACACCTAAGGTCATGGGCTTTCCTTGAATCAGTACGTTAAAGTTGCAGCTGAAACTGTCGGAAAGCGGCGTCATGGCATAAAGCTTATGCATGAGTAAATCAGGATTAGTGCCTTTTTTGATATCAATGGTGATTTTCAGACCATTCAGGTCAGTTTCATCACGAATATCGGAAATATCACGGATTTTTCCGCCTTTTACCAATGCGATGATTTTGTCAATGATGACTTCCAGATTGGTAGTGTAGGGGATTTCATAAATTTCAATACAGTTGGCATCTTTGTCGTAACGATATTTTGCCCGAAGCTTGAAACTGCCGCGACCTGTGCGATAAACCTGTTCCAAAGCAGAGCGATTGTAGATCAGCTGTCCGCCTGTGGAAAAATCGGGAGCAGGAAGCACATCGCAAAGATCAATGGAATTATCTTTGATATATGCGGCTGTTGCTTCACAAAGTTCTGCCAAGTTAAAACTACAAATGGAACTTGCCATACCAACGGCAATCCCGATGTTTGGATTTGCCAGAATATTGGGAAAAGTCGTAGGCAGTAAAACGGGTTCCTGCATGGAGCCATCATAGTTGTCTACGAATTCCACAGTGTTTTTGTCGATGTCCGCGAAAACTTCCTGACAAATGGGTGCCAGTTTTACTTCTGTGTAACGGGAAGCAGCATAAGCCATGTCGCGGGAATACTGTTTCCCGAAATTCCCTTTGGAATCTACAAATGGGGTCAGGAGTGCGCCGTTGCCTTCGGTCAGACGTACTAATGTTTCGTAAATCGCAGAATCCCCGTGAGGGTTCAGTTTCATGGTCTGACCTACTACGTTAGTGGATTTTGTACGGTCGCCCCGCAAAAGCCCCATATGATACATAGTGTAAAGAAGTTTCCGGTGAGAGGGCTTGAAACCATCAATTTCAGGAATGGCACGGGAAACAATAACGCTCATGGCATAGGGCATGTAGTTTTGTTCCAGTGTCTGGGTGATGGGCTGCTCCTGTATGAAATTATCTTTTCGTTCAATGACTGTTTTTTTCTTTCTTGCCATAACAATCGTACCTTTCTTAGCTGATATCTGTTAAGTCCAGATATTTGTAGCCTTCTTCGGCAATAAATTCTTTTCGTCCTGCCAGATTTTCACCCAGCAGAAGTTCAAACATTTCCTGTGTCCGTTTCACATCGTCAGGAGTTACCAGAATCAAACGTCTGGTTTCGGGATTCATGGTAGTTTCCCACATCATTTCCGGCTGGTTTTCACCCAAACCTTTGGAGCGGTTGATCTTCACTTTCCCTTTCAGTTTGCTAACGATGTTTGCTTTTTCCGCGTCTGAGTATGCAAAGTAAGTGTCTTTGCCATTAACGATCTCATAAAGAGGAGATTCGGCAATGTATACCTTCTTTTCTTCAATAAGTGTTGGTACCAGACGGTACAACATGGTCAAAAGCAAGGTGCGGATCTGGAATCCGTCTACGTCCGCATCGGTGCAGAGAATGATTTTGCTCCAGCGAAGCTGATTGATGTCAAAAGAATTCAGACCAGTGTTGTGTTTGGACTTGATTTCCACACCGCAACCAAGTACTTTCAAAAGGTCTGTGATGATGTCGTTGTTAAAGATTTTGTTGTAATCTGCTTTCAAACAGTTCAAAATCTTACCACGAATAGGGATAATTGCCTGGAATTCCGCGTCACGTCCCTGTTTACAGGAACCCAAAGCGGAGTCGCCTTCCACAATGTAAATTTCACGACGGCTGACGTCTTTGGTACGGCAGTTGACAAATTTTTCTACACGGTTGTTCATATCCAGAGAGCCAGTCAGCTTTTTGCGGATGGAAACACGAGTTTTTTCTGCGGTTTCCCGGCTGCGTTTGTTTGCCAGTACCTGATTGGCGATTTTATCCGCATCCATTTTGTTTTCGATGAAATAGATTTCCAGCTGTTCCCGGAAGAAATCTGTCATAGCATCTTGGATGAATTTGTTAGTAATAGATTTTTTGGTCTGATTTTCATAACTTGTGATAGTAGAGAAGGAATTGATGACCAAAATCAAACTGTCTTCAATGTCAGAGAATGTGATCTTTTTCTCATCCTTTTTATAAAGATTGTTTGTTTTCAGATATTTGTCGATGGCGGAAACAAAAGCGCTTTTCACTGCTTTGTCTGGTGCGCCGCCGTATTCCAGAAAACTGGAGTTGTGATAGTATTCCAGCAGATTGATCTGATTGTTGAAACAGAAAGCCGCTTCAAATTTCAGCTTGTATTCCGGCTTGTCCTCACGGTCACGACCTCTGGTTTCTGTCTGGAGGTAGTGAACGTCTGTCAAAGAAGTGTTGCCTGCAAGTTCCGCCAGATAGTCACGAATACCATTTTCATAGTAATAGGTAAATGTTTCGCCGCTTTCTTCATCAAAGAGCTCAAAAGTCAGACCGGCATTGACAATTGCCTGTCTGCGCAAAACATCCTGGAAGTAGGAAAGGGGAATGGCAATGTCTGTGAAAACATCCCGGTCAGGCAGCCAGCGGATCTGTGTGCCCGTTACACGTTTGTGTGTGGGTTCTTTTACTAAACCACCGATATTTTCCCCTTTTTCAAAGTGCAGATCATAACGCATGCCGTCACGGTAGATGGTTGCATCCATGTAAGCGGAGGCATACTGTGTGGCGCAAGTACCCAGACCATTCAGACCCAAACTGAATTCATAGTTTTCGCCGGAATTGTTTTGGTATTTGCCGCCTGCATAAAGTTCACAGAAAACCAGTTCCCAGTTGAAGCGTTCTTCTTTGGGATTGTAATCAACGGGAATTCCGCGACCATAGTCTTTTACTAGAATAGACTGGTCTTTGTAGCGAACCACTTCGATTTTGCTGCCAAAACCTTCTCTTGCTTCGTCGATGGAGTTGGAGAGGATTTCGAAGACGGCATGTTCGCAGCCTTCCAGCCCATCAGACCCGAAAATAACTCCGGGACGCAGACGGACACGGTCAGCACCTTTCAAAGAGGTAATACTTTCATTATTATAGTTAGAATTTTGATTCGATTGCATCGTTTCACCTGTTTCTATATTATAATAGGAAAGAATCCTATTTTTTTATATGCTCATCTTCTCTACTTTACAGAAATTCCAAGGGGGTGTCAAGGGTAGAGCGTGAAAGGAGGATTGATTTTTGGGGAAAAGCATGTAGTTTTTTGTAAAAACGATTGCAATTTCTATTTCTGACTGGTATACTATATAGGCGATTTTGTAAAATAGGTGTTTATGGAGACGTACCGAAGTGGTCATAACGAGGCTGACTCGAAATCGAGACGGTGAATTTCGTCCCCGATGCCAGAAAGTCAGGAAATATCAGGCTTTCAGCCGAAGTAGCCGAAAGAAATAAGCTGAAATGCTAACAAATTGCTAACAAAAGAAAATTTACTGAAAATTTGAAAATACTTTAATACGTTAATATGGAGACGTACCGAAGTGGTCATAACGAGGCTGACTCGAAATCAGTTGACGGGTCAAACCGTCCGTGGGTTCGAATCCCACCGTCTCCGCTCTGGAAACCTTGAGAAATCAAGGTTTCTTTTTTTTCGTGTTGCATTTTGTGTTGCATTATTGGAAATGTCCTGAAAAAAAGTTGTTCATAACAACGGTAACTTCCTGATCTTTTTGAGTAATTATGTGCTGATATACATTCTTTAGCATGGAATTGGTTGCATGTCCCATACGCTTCATTGCATATTTATCGGGAACATTATTGGCAAGCATGATGGATGCGTAATAATGGCGAAGATCATGGAAGCGGAAATGGCGCAGACCGGAGCGACGAAGCAAACCAGGAAACATATTGGTAATATTATCCGGCATTAAATCTGTGATACGACTATTCTTCTGTTCCGGGTATAGTTTTTCTAGTTCATCATAGACAAATGGAGGAATATCGAGGATGCGATTTCCTGCATAGGTCTTTGGAGGTTTTTCAACCCATTCTTTTTTTTCATTCTGCACCAGTGAAGTATGGACATGAATAGTATGTTTTTCAAGGTTAATATCTTTCCAGCGCAGACCACAAATTTCTCCCCGACGAAGCCCCATGGAAAACGCCAGAATGATAGGAAGAAAGAGAGGCGTTCCACGGGATCGGGAGAGAAGACACTGAAGTTCTGCTTCTGTGGGTATATGAATTTCGTTCTTTGTTTTTTTGGGCATATTTGTTTTCAAACGAAAATCAGGGTGATACATTTCCAGGGCTGCGGAAAGTAAACCATGAAGATTGCGGCAGGTCTTTGGAGAAAGGGAAGCCGCATATAAATTAAACTCACGCTGAACCATTTGTCTGGTAAGTTTTTGTAAAGGAATTTTACCGATGTCATGATAATGATTTCTCTGTAAGCTACGATAGCTTTTGATCGTAGATGGAGAAAGTATGTTTGATTTGCTGTCAATATAACTTTCAATGGCTTGAGCAACGGTCATGGTTTCCATAGATTTTTTGCGGGATTTATTCATTTGGAATTCTGCTGCCAGATACTCAGCCTCTTTACGGGTGGGAGCGGTAAAACGTTCATACACCCGTTTTTGTTTGCCGTTTACGGTGACGGTGTGGCTGTAAGCCTGCACAGACCAGTTACCGGACGGCAGTTTTTTTGCTTTTGCCATAGTTTCGACCTCCTTTGATGGAAGGTCGCCATTTTTGAGTTGAGATTTTTAATAAAGATCACGTTCCAGTTTATCAATAATTTCTTCGGTAGAGCCAGAACCAAGGCAGTCCAAACAGGGAGTATAACCTTGACTCGCTGCATTAGATATATTATAGATATAAAAACTATTATAATTTAAGTGATAGCAGCCATACTTATGATAACGATAACCAGTTGTTGTGGTTATTACTGCGTATTTATGATAGAATTCATATTCGTCAGAAATCATTTCTAATTTGGCTTCGGAATAGAAATTTTTTTGTTTATATTCATTTTTATCTTCTTCTGCTTGTTGATATTTTTCGTAAAGAGAATTGTTTTCCTCTTTTAATGTATGGTTCTCAATACAGAAAACAATGTTGCCTACAATACTGAAACAAAATAAAAGAAGGACTGAAACGAACAAAGTTCTTGGAGATATTTTTTTGAGATTATGCTTTGTTTTTATGTTGTTTTCAGTAGAATTATATTGTTTAGAAGTATTATAAAAATCAGCAGAGGAAGGTATATTGTTATCTTGAATACCGATATCTTCTGTATCTCTTTCATAATTATTCTGAGATTCTATCACTTTATCGTTTAATTGTTCTTGTATTCTTGCAACTAATTTTTTATCTAAATCACAAAAGGCATTATCAATAAAAGCAGTGCGATAAAAAGATAAAATTTCGTTTGTACAATTCGTTTGCGCAGCATGATTATAAAAATAGTTTTTTGTATCCGTACTTGTCAAAGAATAGAATCCAGATTGATAAAATTCAACTTCGAGTATTCTTCGAAAAGCAACCAATGTGGGACTTTGCGCATCCGTTCCAACTTTATTGGACAAGTATGGCAGTCGTTCAGCATAAACTTTTTCCAATTCATCAAAGGATAAACCATATAATGAGGAACAACCTAATAAAACTTTGTTTGCATAATCATTTTTATATTTAAAGGACAAAGGTTCATTGGAACCAGATAAAAAATGTTGGCAAACTTGTGTGCATAAAAACATAATTGTAGAAACGGATGCATAGCGACCTCCGAATAAAAATGTATTTGAAGGATTATGGTATACATATTTACAATAGAAAATCGTTTGGCATGCAAGAAGGTCTAAATCAGAAGGATCTTCGTTATTAGAAATAATAGAAGATAAAATTGCATCCAAGTTTTTTTTAAGATTTTTTTTAAGATAATTGTCTTTTATGCTGATGAGTAGAAACAATAATCCAAAAATTAATAGGACATGCAGCAATAGTGACATAAACTTTCGTCTCCCCCTTATTTCACATCAGACTGAAAAGCAATGGCTTTACCAAGAATATACACTTGATCCAGCTGATCTTTGGCGTAAATCATATCCTGATATTTGGAATTTTCCGCCTTTAGGATCAGCAGGTTCTGTTCTGGGTAATAGACTACACGTTTCAGCGTTACATCATCACCGATAGCAACAGCTGCGATTTCGCCATTATCCACCATATCCTGCTTACGGATGAAAACAATATCCCCGTCAAGGATACGGGCATTTATCATGCTGTCACCTTTGGCACGGAGGCAGAAGTCCGCGTGGATGTCAGCTCCAGCAAGGACATAGCTTTCCCTGTCCTCATTGGCAAAGATGGGTTTGCCGCAGGCGATTTCACCCAGCAAAGGGAATTTTTTTAATTTGACAGGGTAGATATTGTCAAATTTTGATAGATCCAAAGCAGGGGCAGGATTTACCTCATCAGACCAGCCCATGAGATAAGCTGGAGAACATTCCAAAACTTCTGCCATTTTTGCAATAACACTACGCTTGATGTTTTCTACACGTCCATTTTCATATTTTGCGATTGCTGATTTTTGCAATCCGAGTTTAAGACCAAGTTCTTCTTGGGTCAGACCTAAATAAAGACGTCTTGATTTGATACGTTCAGACATATCCATATATGTTGCACCTCCTTAGTGTCTAAATTTTACAACAAAAAATAGGGAAATGCAAGAAAAATCAAAAAAAGTGTCTTAAAAATACAAAAAATTCGTTGACAATAAAATTATAAAGTGTTATTTTAGAAGTGTCTAAAACAGACACTTTGAAAGGAGGGATAGAATGAATAAACTGAAACTAGAAGCAATTATGAAGCTGCATGGAGATACTGGAACATCATTGGCAATGTATTTGGGGATTGCAAGAAGTACATTCTCAATGAAAATCAATGAAACAGGTGGGGCAGAATTTACGCAGGGAGAAATCGGAAGAATCAAAAATAAGTATGGATTATCGTCAGAAGAAGTGGTGGATATTTTTTTTGACAAAATTGTGTCTTAATTAGACACATAAAAGAAACTAGAACAAAATGGAGAAAAATCCAAAGAAACTTGACAGGAAAAATGGAAAGTGGGTGATTTCATGAAGTCGAGATATGGAATCGTAATTCTGGTTAGCGTATTAACAACATTGTTGTTTCAATTCATTGTGTGTCAAGTATTTCATACTTTTTAAAATCAAAAGAAAAATAGTTTCAGCAGATAGAGGACGATATTTGTTACTAGTGTAACGCAAATAGGTATCAAAATATCATGAAAAATAAGATGACGTCGATAAGCATTACGGAATTCCAGTTGTACAGAAGGTTCTATATGAACAGAAGCACTGTCTAAGAAAGAATAAGAGAGGATATAGCCATCCTGTTTTAATTTTTCAAGATAAGGCAAAAGATAGTCTTTATGGAAAAGCACCTCCTGATTGACCATGCACTTTACGAGAGAAGAAACAGGGTAGTAGGAAAGAAAATGGTTTGGTTCTACATGCGGAGGATTTTCAGCAAGATAAGAAATCAGTTTTTTAGAGTGTTTATCAAGAAACATAAAATCACCTTTTTATTTTCAGCATAACACAGAGGAGTAAGAAAGGAAAGATATACAGATGGACAAACAAAAAAGTATGTCATTGGAAAACGCTTTGGAACTACTGGGATTTTTACAGGAATGCAAAGAAGGGGAAACAGCGGCTTACCTGACGGCAAATGAGGGAGCGTTTCAGGAGGCGGTAAAAGTGGCGGCTTCCTGTATCGAAAAACAATTACAGATTTAGCAGATCATAAACAATGCCATGCGGCAATGCATGATTTTGCTTGAGGAAGAATGAGGTGATTTTATGAAATCAAAATTTTCCTCTAAGGACAGAGAACTGCTAGGGGAAATCATCAAAAACATGACGTTATACGGCTACAAGCGGGAAGATGTTGCCGTTATGCTGCATATTTCTGAAACAACGTTGGGAAGAAGGCTGCGGGAGCCTTCCACCTTCACAGTGGCAGAAGTCAGAACATTACAAGAGAAATTGAACATCAAAACAGAGAACATCATTTGAAGGTTGCCATGAAAGAGTTGAGGTATGTTTGCTGCAAGATCTGCGGCATGAAATGGAACATAGCAAAGGGACAGGACACGAAAAACGGGTATGTATGCCCACATTGCGTATACGAAAGGAAGAACAGAAATGGATATGAGAGAAAAAGCCATGGAAAGAGGGCTGGACGTTGGGAAGAAAATCAAGCACATTCGCCGGCGGGTAAACGGTGAGGACAACGACTACATCAGAAAAGGTGTGGTGGAAGGTTTATTCCGATACATATTCACGGTGCGGATGGATGCGGGGTATGTGGTGAGCTTCCGATACAACGAGATTTTGGGAAAGGAATCAGAAGGGAGGGTCACACTTGTTTGATCTGGAAAAAATCATGGTCATTAGTTATGTGGTAACGGCATTTGCTGGTATGTGCTTTTGCCTTCTGTTTGATGAAAACAGAAGACTGAAAGCGGAGAACAAGAGATGGAGAAGAAAGGTGGGGCATTATGAAATTTACGGACATTGCCAGAGTAGCGAAAAGAGATAAGGTCTGCTACATCATGGACGATGTGGACGGCAGTCAGTGGTTAAACACCATGGATGCAGTTTACCGATTGGAGGGACTGCCCAAAATGACCAGTGATGATTTTCTGAATCTTCTGGGTGTGTCAGAGGACAAGAAAAACAAATGGGAAAGTGGAGAAATGTTTGACGAAGCAGGGCTGACAAAAACAGACAGGTTCGGAGAAGTGGAACTGACAGCTGATCCGGCTGGTATTTCTGTATTTTACAACGGCATGTATCTGACGCCATTTTATACGACGGATGGGGTGTTATGGATGGACGAAGACCTGCTGGAACCAGTGCGGAAGATGGACAGCAAGTATTTAGCTTTTTTCCTGCGAGGCGAAAAGGGAAGAAGAATGGTGGCTGTGAAAGATGGATTGATTCTGGTTGCTGTTATTTCTCCGGTGGTCATGAGTGACGATTTTATGGACAAGGTCAACATCATGTGGAGAAAGTGCAGACAGGAACGAGGCTGGGAAGGAGTGGAAGAATATGAAATCAGTGCAGATGATCTTTATCACGGAGAAGGGGCAGAGAGTAGTGAAACAGAGCCCGCAGATGCTGGACATGGCGGCGAAGATTGAGGCTGTGGGGGGAGTGGATATTGTTCCTATGAATCCTATCAGCGAGAGAGTATTTCTGGCGTATGATACACAGAAGAATCCAGATGGACCTATGTACGACGGATGGGAAGGGGAGAAGAAACTCATTCATGGGAAAGGGCTGCTGTTCCGTATGGTGAGCATGATGATCAAGGACCTGACGGAAGAAGACATGAAACAGATGGAAGGAAAAGTAGAGATCATTGGAAATCAAATGGAATTGGAGGCGTAGGGATGGAATACATCAAAGGACTGCTGGTGCCGGTGAGAGGAGAGATCCGGCGAGTGGAAGTGAAAAACGAACTGAAAGCATTACAGGAAACGGTGGGCGGATATATCCAAACGCTGAAACTTGCAGAGGGTGTGGTGCTGATCTGCAACGAAGAAGGGAAGTTGTTGAAGCTGGAACCGAACACGCATTTTTATACCATCAACGGGGATTTTCTTCTGGTAGGCGAGAATGGGGAAGAATTGGGGATTTGACAGAAAAGCAGATGGAGCAGCTGGAAGAAATCCTTGCATAAAAAAGAAGGGCGTTCTCAAAAAGAGAGAGCGTCCTTCCCACAGATAATTGAATACGAGATACAGTTTTATGATACCAAAAGAAGGTTGATTTTGCAAGGGACGGGGGTCCCTTTTGACCCTTGATAATGTGATTAACATTAGGGGCATACCCCTATAAGCAGATAGGAATAGAGAGATACATAAGTATGAGGTGAATCATGCCAAGATATTTAAAAAGGATTTGGGCGGGGGATGTGTATGAAGAAAAGATATATTTCTCACCCAGAGAAAGAGGAATCAGCTGTGAGAGAGCAGCGAGAGAAAATCTGTCAACGGAAAAAATGGAAGAATACAACTGCCTGGAAGCAAAGAGAAGATGTGCCAGAATGGTGAACACCAATTTCAAAGAAGGGGATCTATTCCTGACACTGACCTTTCGGGAGAGAGTGGACATCAAAACAGCCCTGCGGTTATTTCGCAATTTCATTGACCGGCTGAAACGGTTACGGAAGCGAAAAGGATATGCGGAACTGAAATATCTATATGTGGTGGAGCGGAAAAATAAGAGAGAGCATGTGCATCTGCTCATCAACAAAATGGACTTGACCATGAAGGAACTGAAAGAGGTATGGGGGCTGGGTCGTGTGATGGTTTCCATACTGGAACCGGGAGGGGACTATACAGGGCTTGCTTTTTACATCACCAAAGAAAATTACAAAGAGTACGGCAAGAGATGGAGCGGCAGCCGGAATCTGGCGAAACCAAAAGAGAAGGTATTGTTGATTTCGAAGGAAAAGGAAGCAAAGCGGACAAGAGTACCAAAGAACTATAAAGTGATCGAGGATATTTCGTATTCTTCAGAATATACAGGAAAGACAAGATATTTGAGAGCGGTGAAGATCGGAGGCGAAGACTATGGCAACGGAAAAGAAGGGGAGCCACACATGGAGCATCCTGACAGGGAAGGATAAGAAATGCTTTGTGACCGGCAGAGAAAATGGTTTGCAGAAACATCATATTTTCCATGGAAGCGGAAAACGGGAGGTTTCAGACAAGAATGGTTTCTGGTGTTACCTGGTGCCGGAAAAACATCTGGCAGGGCTGGGCGGTCTGCATGCGAAGCCGGAGAGTGGTCTGGATCGGGCGCTGAAGTGCATTTGTCAGAGGGAATACGAGAAAACACATACTAGAGAAGAATTCATCAGGTTGATCGGAAAAAATTACATCATGCTGGATCTGGAAGAAGCGGAGCAGCGGAAAGCGGAAATGGAAAGTATGGTGGAGGAAAGCGGATTGAAACAGTACAAGATATTCTGCATGTTGAAATATGGGGCATTGCCGGTGAATGACTGTTGGTTATGCGAATACGAAAGTCAATTCGTGGAGGAAATGGGAATGTGCATTCATGGAGAGGAGGATGGATTTTGGCTTATTTGAAAGGGATGATTTGCAGAGGGATTATCAAGGTGGTTTGCTGGTGGAATAAGGGAAGAATGCCGTTTTGAGGTGAGGAGTATTTATATGAGTGATTATATTATTGAACTTCATGTAACCATGGTAGTTGAAGCAGAGAACGCAGAACATGCAAAAAATATTGCAGTGGGAAATATAGAAAAAATTCCAGAAGCAGAAGACGTGAAAGTAACTGCATTATTTGAATGATAATCATTTCAGAATGTGAGGAAAGAAGAAATGGACGCAACTGAAAAAATATTAGAACGAGATTGGTCGGAAGAATTTGATAAGCTGGCGAAAAACAGAATGATCGTCAGCCATTACAAATACGGGTGGTGCAGCCAAACATACCCGGAACTGGCGCAGGCGTACAAATGCATCCGGGAGCGGTTAGACCTGTATGAGAAAACAGGAAACATGGAATACCTAGTGGATATTCGGAATTTTGCCATGATTGAATTCATGCATCCAGCCATTGAGGGAGCGTATTTCAAAGCGGAGGATTCGGACAAGTCGCCGGGATTGGCTGGGGGGATCAGTTATAAAGAGTTGATGGAGGAAAAGTGGTAAGGATGGGAAAAACAAGAAAAGCGGTTAAAAGAGAAAAAAAAGAAAAGATAAAAACACCATATGCAAAAATCATAGTAGAGGGAAAGGATGACTATCCATATTATTCTATCGTGTACTACGATGCGGAGAAAAAAGAATGGATGAATGGTTTTGGAAGCTACAACCGGCACTATGTATTTGATTGGTTAAAAAATGAGTTTGAAGTGACTATGGAAGCGGATTGTTTTCCGGTCATCCATGGGAGGTGGCTTTGGCATGATTTGAAAGACGATGGGTTTACGACATGCCAAGGGGCATGGGCAGAGTGTAGTAACTGCGGATTTGGTGAGATAGCAGAATACGACTATTGTAAAAAATGCGGAGCGAAGATGGACCTGCCATCCATCAGATTAAAGAGAATGGATTGAAAAAGAAAATAATTTCTCGAGGTGAGGAAAATGAAGAAATTATGCGAGTTAATGGATGACGAGAAAGTTATAGTCAAATACAAAGAAGGCATGACAGAAGTTATTGATGCAGGGGAAATCGAAAGCTGCATTGCTTACAACGAAGGATTTTCATTGGAATTTTACACAGCCGTAAAAGATACCGTACAGATCAATGAAAGAGAATTGATCACCAAGTTGACGGAAATGCTTGGAAATGATCAGTACGAAGATTGGGCGGAGGATATGTTTTATGAGTTGATCGAAGAAAAAGAGACACAGGAATTTGTGGAAGCGTTCAACAGGGCAGCAGAAAAGAGAGCGACATACTGTATAGGAGAAGCAATTGATCTGGAAAATTAGGAGGAGTGGTATGAAAGAATTGAAAATCTATTTGGAAATCATGGAGCTTGCGGAGGATGAAAACGGAAATCCAGATGCAGCGGGTTTGAGCATTAGAGGAGGCATGGTGCCAGAGGAAGAGTACGAAGAAAGAATAGAGGAAATCCGACAGAAAGTGACTATCAAAGATGTTTTGAGAATTGCAGGACTAGAAGGGAACGTGGAGGAAAAAGACTGCCGGTTTATTTCGCAGGAGGAATATGAGGAAAAGTACGGGGAGGACTGACCATGGATACATATAAAAAAATTGAGATGTTTTTAAGTGCGCAGAAAGAAGCGGAAAAGCAAGGGAAGCATGAATTTACTTGCCCCCTTTGCGGCGGACGTGCGAAGTGGGGTAGATATTCTCCTAACGACCATTTGCACGTAGGGTGTGAAAAATGTGAATTTTACATAATGGAGTAGGGGGGATAAGTATGCAGAAGCCATTATATGCGGATGCCATTGCTTATTTTGAAAAGCTGGAAAAGAAACATGACTACCAGGCAAACAAGGCAAAGTGGCAGGGGCGCAGTGAACAGGGGATCGAAAACATCCAGCGGAAAAAGGAATATGCAAGAATGGCAGCGGAAGCGTTACGGGAAGTGGGAGGAATTGTATGAATGAGAAAAAGTTTATCACAAAAGAACAGGCAGTATACATACTGCCAGATGGGAATTTGATACATACATTTTATCAGTTGGGCAGTAGTTTGGTCGGAGCGGATTGGATCAGAGAAGAAATTATAGAAAAAATACAGAAGTCGGTCATCTTAGAATTAACAGGAGAGATAGCAAAAGGAATGGGACATGGGCTTGTGGCATACGACAAAGATGCAGAGAGACAAAGTCAAATTCTTTTTATTGAAACAAATGCAGAACGGTTGGAAGAAGTGGAAAATGGGAGAAATAAGGAAAGTGTATCCACGATCCAATATGCCAATTATGGAGAGACCAGGAAAAGCAGGACGCATCCTGCTATGTGGAGGAAGCATGCTTCATGGGTGTGAAAGAGGTACTGAACTGGGCAAAGGTCAGCCTTGAGAACAGAAAAAAAGAACTTTTGAAGGAAAAAGAGGAACTGGAAAGACAGAAAGAGGAGCTGCGAAAGGAAGAACATCCATGGGGAACCCGATGAACGTAAAAAAACACTTGAAACAGCTGGTCTGCCCATGTAAGGACTGCCAGAAGCGGCATGAAAAATGCCATGGCAGCTGTGACCAGTACAAAAACTGGGATGCCGAACAGAAAAAGCTGAAAGAGGAAATGTGGAAGGAAAGAAAATCAGAACATGAAGCGGATGAGAGGAAAAAGGCAGCAGTGCGGAGTTACATAAGGAGGAAAAAGTGAACAATGTAATTTTGAGCAGGCTGACGAAAAATAAGTATGGAAAGAGGGAGAGAATTTGAAAGCTTACTTTGAAGGGGATAAAAATATATTGGTTTTTAAGCCAATACAAGGAAGTAAAAAAGGGCGAAAGAAGAAAAAAACAAACGAAGAACGACTGAAGGAGTGCGGAACAAAAGAACTTGCTCATGAACTAGCATTGATCGCTGAATGGGATAGGGGAGAAGTTAGGAAAGCAAAGAAAGGACCTGGGCTTGATAACTTTATGGAGAGATGGCTGAGACAGCCTGCAAAGGAGGAGAAAGATGAATAAAGTGGTATTGATGGGCAGGCTGACAAAGAATCCAGAGGTCAGATACGCCGAGGGAGAAAATCCAGTTGCAGTGGGGAGGTATACACTGGCTGTCAACCGAAGATGGAAGAAGGAAGGAGAATCGGAAGCGGATTTTATCCCATGTATTGTGTTTGGAAAGTCTGCCACCTTTGCGGAGAAATATTTTTCTAAAGGACAGATGATTGGAATCGTTGGGAGGCTGCAGGTGCGGAACTGGAATGACAAGGACGGAAACAAAAGAAGAAACATTGAAGTGGTGGTGGAGGAACAGCATTTTGCGGGAAGCAAGAATGAGAATCAGGAGCCAAGGAGAGAACCGGCAGAAGATGGGTTTTATCCAGTGAGTGAGAATATCGAGGATGATGATCTGCCGTTTTAATTTTGAGGAGGGGAAAGCATGAAAAAGAAAAAGTTTAAGATATTACTGGTAGGAAATGAAGAAGAAATTAAGAGAATCAGAATATTAGGTGATCCACATATTGTATTTCTAAGATTATGTGAAGCGATGGCAAATATTATTCTAGATGGAATATCCGATCAGGAGAAAAGAGAAAAAGTGCTGAAGGAGGCTTACGATATCACAAAAATCATGATCGAACCAGAGGAAGGAGAGGAAAAGCAGCATGGATGAAATCTTGGAAAAAATGGAAGATGCGGCGGAAGAGGAAAGAAACAGGATTGTGCAGAAAAAAGGGTTTTATCACACGCTGCATGAAGGATATGCTGTTTTGCTGGAAGAAGTGGAAGAAGCGCAGGAAGAAATGGAAAGCCTGGGAGCGGATATGAAATCATTTTGGAGGATGATTCGGGAAGACAATGACACAGAAGCGGCAAACATTGCAGACATGATGTATCAGGATGCCATCAGAGGGGCGGCAGAGCTGATACAGGTGGCGGCAGTATGCAAGAAGTTTATAGAAAGTACAGAGGTGACAGGAGAATGAAGAAGAAAAAAACGAGGATGTGTACGCTGTTCAACTGCGACCGCAGGCATGGAAATGTATGCTGTGCGGACTGCGGGTTTCGACCAAAATGCAAAAATGGATGCCAGAATGAGCCGGAAAAATGCGGATGTGTGAAAGGGGACAAAGACCATGAAGAAAAATGCGTATGACGCCGGGAGAGAGGACGGGCTGTATCTGGCGTTAAAGATCGTCAGAGAAGGCGGGTTGGAAGCACTGGAAAAGGAGATCCGGTTTCGGAATATCACAGGGATCAAAACTTCCCTGGCAATGAAAGAAATTGAAGGAGCCACGCAGGAGATCAAGAACAACGTCATTGATACCATAACTTGTCTTGCGGTACATACCCTCCATGATGAATTTGGTTTCGGCAAAGAGCGAGCGGCAAGATATGTGAACAGATTCAACGAGAAAGTAGAGTGTTTGATGGATCAGCTGGTCTACTGGGAGGATATGATGGAAGAAAACAAAAAGATGGGGATTGAAACAAAAATCAGGATGCTGGAGTGAGGTGGTGAGATGTGCCGAACGGATGCATCATAGTGAAATGCCCGTATTTTGTGCGGGAGAATCAAACAACCATATTTTGTGAAAGCAACATCGGCAGTGGATTTTATGCACAGGTTTTTCGGACAAGTGTGGAAAAATCAAAGTATATGCGGAAGCATTGTGCGAATTTCCCAGACATGAACTGCCCTTACGCAGACTATTTAAACGACATTTACGGAGGAGAAGAAGAATGACAACATCGGAAAAACTGAAAAAAGCGGAACAGAAAGTGAAGCGGCTGGAAGCACAGGTGAGAGGGCTCCAGAGATCCGGCGCATATCTGAAAGAAGCATACGGAAAGTTGGAAATGATCAGAGGGCGTGAGCGGGAAGCCATGAAGGCGGAAGCGGACCTGCTGCGGACGATCCTGGAATGTGCAGTGGTAAAGATGGGAGGACTGGAACTGGAAACAGAAGGCATGGTGAAGATGCTGGAAGGAAAAGAAATCGAGTACAATGCAGACCCGGAAAAGCATGTGATCCAGATTACTGTGAAAGAGGCATGAGGGGTGGGGGACAGGAAAAAACAGATATGATACAATCAGGATGTACGTTTTTTCTTATTCCCTGTATTTTACGAAAAAGGCACCAGGCAGAAGTCTGGTGTCTTTTTTTATGCTCTGGGCATGGGGGAAAATGGTGCAAGGTTATGTCAAAATGGAAAAAACGGGGCAAAGGAGGGGTTTTGGTATGCAGGCGAGGGATTGGACTGCCATAGAAAATGAATACGTTACAGGCAAGATAAGCCTGCAAAAATTAAGCGAAAAATACGAGATACCACTACGAACCATCAAGGACAGGAGCCGAAAAGGCGAGTGGAGCCGGAAGAAGAAAGAATTCTGCGCTGAGACCGCACAAAAGGCAAGACAAAAAATCATGAAAAAAGAAGCTGCCAGACTGGAAAAGCTGAAGGGAGTAGCGGAGGAGCTGGCGGACATCATCAGCCGAGATGTGGAACAACTGAAAGAGCAGCATGGAAAAAGTAAAACGCTGACGGAAAGCGATGTGAAAATGATCAAGGAATTGACGGTGGCACTGAAAAACATTGCGGATGTCATGCGGGACGTTTACGGACTGCCAACCATCCGGGAAAAAGTGCTGCTGGAAAAACACAAGGAATGGAGAAAATCCATCAAAGAGGCGGAAAAGGTCACAGGCGGCGTGATCTTCCTGCCGGAGGTATTGGAGGTGGTGGAAGATGCGGACCATTTGGACGCCACAGCCGAAACAGATTGAGTTTTTGCAGCGGGGGGAGTATGAGGCATTTTACGGTGGAGCTGCCGGAGGAGGGAAAAGCGATTCCCTTTTGATGGAGGCATTGCGGCAGGTGCATTTGCCAAATTACAGAGCGTTGATCATGAGAAAGACATTTCCGCAGATGACAGAACTCATAGACAGAAGTGAGGAATTATATCCACAAGCGTTTCCGGGCGCAAGATTCAACGGAAGCGAGCATGTGTGGAAGTTTCCAAAAGGAGCGAAGATCTATTTCGGTTCCATGCAATATACCAAGGATAAGACCAAGTATCAGGGGAAACATTTCGATTTCATCGGATTTGACGAACTGACACATTTTACTTACGACGAATATTCCTATCTATTTTCCAGAAACAGACCGTCAGGACCGGGAACCAGAGTTTATATGCGGGCAACAGGGAACCCCGGCGGGGTAGGTCATGGATGGGTGAAATCAAGGTTTATTACGGCTGCACCGCCAAAGACGACCATCTGGGAGAAATACAACATTGAAACACCGGACGGAAAGCAGTTGGAAATGAAGCGGAACCGAATATTTATTCCATCATCGGTATTTGACAATCAGGAACTTTTACGAAACAACCCGGAATACCTGGCATCATTGGCGATGCTGCCGGAAAGCGAGAAGCGGGCGTTATTATATGGAGATTGGGACAGTTTCAATGGGCAGGTTTTCAAGGAATGGCGGGACGACCCGGATGGATATGAAAGCCGGAGATTTTCCCATGTCATCAATCCATTTGAGATTCCAAGTCACTGGCAGGTGGTACGAGGGTTTGACTTCGGGTATGCGAAGCCCTTTTCCGTTGGGTGGTATGCCGTGGATGAAAAAGGCGTCATGTATCGCATTGCGGAGTATTACGGCTGTACGGGGACACCAAACGAGGGCATCAAGATCACACCACAGGAAATTGCGGCAAACATCAGGGAAATGGAGCGTACACATCCGTTATTGAAAGACAGGGAGATATATGGCATCGCTGACCCTTCTATCTTTGACAAGAGCCGAGGGGAAAGCGTGGCAGGCATGATGGAGCAGCACCCATATTATGTGCTTTGGGAGAAAGGGGACAACACCAGACTGGCAGGGAAGATGCAGTTTCATTACCGGCTGGCTTTTGATCGGGAAGGAAAAGCCATGTTTTACTGCTTCAAGACATGCAAACATTTTATCAGAACGATACCAAACCTTGTTTATGACGAAAGCAGGGTGGAGGACATTGATACAAACGGTGAGGACCATATTTACGATGAGTGCAGATATGTTTTCATGTCAAAGCCCATCGCAAAGCCACGTCAGATAGAGCGGTTTCTGCCGCCGGAAGATCCTCTGGACCTTTACGCAGAGGAAAGAAACAGCGACAAGTACGAATTTTACCGGATTTGAGGAGGGAGAACATGATCGAACAGAGCAAAGTCAGAGAAGGCGAAAGCATTTTACAGGAATACAAAAACGGAAAGACCGCACTGGAAAAGCGTGTTATCGCCAACGAGCAGTGGTACAAGATGCGGCACTGGGAGCAGATCCGCAGAAAGGACAATGGACCACAGACAGCGTCCGCATGGCTGTTTAATTCCTTAGCCAACAAACACGCAGACGCCATGGACAACTACCCACAGGCGAACCTTTTGCCACGGGAGGAGAGGGACAAACAGGATGCTGAGCAACTGTCAAAAATCGTGCCGGTGGTCATGGAACAGAACGGATTTGAACAGACCTACAACGACGAATGGTGGGATAAGCTGAAGAACGGTACCGGGGTTTTCGGTGTGTTCTGGAACGCGGAAAAGGAAAATGGGCTGGGGGACATTGAAATCCGGGACGTGGATATGCTGAACATCTTCTGGGAGCCAGGGATTTCGGACATCCAGAACAGCCGAAATGTATTTACCATTGCGCTGGTGGATACGGATATTTTGCAAGAAATATATCCTGATTTGCGGTTTCGAGGCGACGGGGCGCTGAATACGGCGGAGTATATCCACGACAGCGCCATTGACACTTCCAAAAAATCCATTGTGGTGGACTGGTACTACAAAAAGCGTGCAGGCACGAAGATGGTGCTGCATTTGATCAAATTCTGCGAGGGGAATCTGCTGTATGCTTCGGAGAATGAGGAAGGCATGGAGAACGGCATTTATGACCATGGGAAATATCCCTTTGTGTTTGATGTGCTTTTCCCCGAAAAGGACAGCCCGGCAGGCTTTGGGTATGTGGACATCATGAAAGACGCCCAGATCAGCATTGACAACATGTGGATTTCCTTTGAGAAGAACGTGAAGCAGCAGGCAGAGCCAAGATATTTCCGCAAACAGGGGGCGGGCATCAATGACAAACAGTTTGCAGACCTGTCCAATTCCATTGTGGACTATACAGGTGATCCAAACGACATCATCCCCATACAGGTGAATCCAGTCAGCGGTATTGCAACGAATCTGTATCAATTAAAGATTGACGAACTGAAAGAAACATCGGCAAACAGGGACTTTTCTCAGGGGAGTACCGCAAGCGGCGTGACGGCGGCGTCTGCAATTGCTGCGTTGCAGGAAGCGGGGAGCAAGACCAGCAGGGACATGATCAAAGCCAGTTACAGGGCGTATGTGGAAGTGGTTTCGCTGGTGGTGGAGCTGATCCGGCAGTTTTACGACCTGCCACGGGAATTCCGCATCACAGGTGTGGGCGGTGACACCTTTGTTTCCTATGACAACAGCAATATCAAACCACAGCCCATGGAAACGGTCATGGGCGTTGAGGTGGGCGGCAGAAAGCCCATTTTTGACATCAAAATTACCAGTCAGAAAAGCAGCCCATTTTCCAGAATCGCCCAGAACGAACTGGCAAAGGAACTGTATGGAGCGGGACTGTTTAATCCGGAACTGGTGGATCAGGCGCTGATCTGTCTAGAGATGATGGACTTTGAAGGGAAAGACGCCATTGTGCGGAAGGTGGCGCAGAACGGTACCATGATGCAGCAAATGGAACAGATGCAGGCACAGATCGTACAGATGGCAGGCATCATCGACAAGCTGACAGGAAAAGACCTGACAGGAGCTGTGACACAAGGGACAGTGGGAGCGCCTATGCCAAACAAGGTGGAAGGGACAGACACCAGCGTGAATCCTTTGGGGGACGCAGAGAAAACAAGTAAGCAAAACATTACAGACAAGGCACGAAGAACGACACAGGAAAGAACAGCCGTGAAGTAAAAAAACTTTGCGTCTCAGGCGGAGCCCTCAAGCCGCAAAGTTGGAGACAGAGGTAAAAACAAAAGTTCCGGCGACATGCTGTCTGGAAACTTCTGTTTTTGTCCTCGGCGGAAGTGAATTCCGCCTGCGGATTCCAGAAAAAGAAAACAATTAGGAGGTTGAGATATGACAGAAATCACATACACCATGGAAAATGGGCGGTACACATTGGAAGCCCAAGGACATGCCGGATACGACAAACACGGGCATGACATCATTTGCGCAGCGGTCAGCGCCCTTTTGCAGATGGGGTGGGCAGGACTGAAAAATGAATGTTTGGTTGGCGGAACAATGGAACAGAAAAGTGGATATTTCTTTTTTGACTGCCATGTAAACGAGGGGAAACGAAAAGAGGCGGATACACTCATGAAGTCTGTCATTTACGGATTGAAGCTCATTGAAGATGGGGCGCCAAAGTATCTGAAAGTACAGCAAAAGGGGGGTGGGGGAAATCAAAATTGATTTTTCCTATACTGAAAACAGACACGCGGGAAAGACCGCAGAGGGCACGCCGGAAAGACGGCAGAGAGGACACGCGGGAGAGACCGCAGAAAGGGGATACATCATGGAAAAATACAAAATGGACTTACATCTCTTTGACGAAGGCGCGGCAGGCGGCGAAGGAGGCGCTGCGGCTCAGGGACCGGAAGCAGGTGTACAGGCGGAAGGAGGAGCCCCAGAGGGCGGTCGTGACCTGGAAGCAGAGTTTGACAGTCTGATCAAAGGGGACTACAAGGACACCTACAACAAGCGGGTAAGCGGCATCGTGAAGGACCGACTGAAAGGCAGCAAACAGACGGAAGCCGGTCTGAGAGAAGCAAGAGAAGTCATGGCGCTCATGGGTGAGCGGTACGGACTGGACGGCACAGACGCAAAAGCACTGAGAGCGGCACTGGAAAACGACAAACAGTACCTGGAACAGGAAGCCCTGGAAAAGGGAATGAGCGTGGAACAGCTGGCAGAAATGAAGAAAATGGAACGGGAAAACCGCAGTTTCCGGCAGGCTATGGCGCGGCAGAGGGAACAGGCAGAGTTTGACCAGAAATTCCGGGTATGGAGCGAGGAAGCGGAGGAACTGAAAGAGCAGTATCCAACACTGAATCTCATGGAGGAATTCAACGATCCCAACTTCATTCGGCTGCTGGACAGTGGTGTGGGCGTGAAAGCAGCCTATCAGGCCATCCATTTTGATGAGATCATGTCCGGCGCTATGGCACACACAGCACAGACAGCACAGAAAAAAGTAATGGACAGCGTGAAAGCCAACGGAGCAAGACCTATGGAAAACGCAGCCCAAGGGGCAGCGGGTGTATCCGCCTATACAGACGTAAACAAACTGACAAAACAGCAGAGAAAGGAAATCGCGGATCAGGTCATGAGAGATCCTGACAAGCGAATCACATTCCGATAAGGAGGGAAAACACATGGAAAAATACAAAATGGATTTGCAGCTTTTCGCAACGACAATGACAACGGATACCGGCACATTGTCTGCGGAAATGAAAACATATTATGACAATTGGCTCATTGACAATGCGGAACCGAACCTGGTGCATGACCAGCTCGGCCAGAAAAGACCCATTCCAAAAAACGGCGGTAAGAAAATCGAATTCAGACGATACAAAGCACTGGCAAAAGCCATGACAGCCATTACAGAAGGCGTGACACCTGCAGGAAACAGTCTGACTGTTACAACAAAAGAAGCAACCGTGAAACAGTACGGCGATTTCATCCAGATGTCCGACGTACTGCTGCTGACTGCCATCGACAACAACCTGGTGGAAGCGGTGAAGCTGCTGGGACATCAGGCAGGCAGAACACTGGACACAGTTACCAGAGAAGTCATCAACGCCGGTACCAACGTACTGTATGCGCCTAAGAGCGACGGCACACCTGTCACACAGAGAACCAATCTGGACGCAACATGTCTGATGACAGTTCCTCTGATCATGAAGGCAGCGGCAACACTGAAAGGGCAGAACGCAACACCTATCCGCGACAATTGCTATGGGGCTATCGTGCATCCTTTTGTGGCATACGACATTATGCAGGACGAAAAATGGGAAGAATGGAACAAGTACACAAACCCCGAACACATGTATAATGGTGAGATCGGCAGAATTGGCGGCGTGATTTTCCTGGAAAGCACAGAAGCGAAAATCTGGGAAGATGCGGCAAGCACTTCCCTGTCTGTATTCTCTACGCTGGTGGTTGGTGAAAACGCATACGGCGTCACAGAAGTTACCGGCGGCGGCTTGCAGACCATCGTGAAACAGCTGGGCAGCGGCGGCAGCTCTGACCCTCTGGACCAGAGAGCGACCGCAGGCTGGAAGGCACTGAAAACAGCCTGCATCCTGGCGGATGAATACATGGTAAGAATCGAAAGCACATCCAGCTTCAGCGAAGCGGCAGCCAACTAAAGGAGTGATACGAGATGGCAGAAAATAAAGAAAAAACAATGGAAGAAAAGATGCTGGAAGCTCTGGAGCAGGTAAAAAATGAACTGGCGACGGTGAAAGAAGAAAACGCAGCCATGAAAGAAAAGCTGCAGGAAGCGGAGAAAAAAGCAAAAGAAGCGGCAGAAACCGCAAAGGAAGCCAAAGGCGAAAGCAAGCTGACAGAAGCCCAGAAGCGGGCAAAGTTGGAAAGAGACATGCACGCAGCCATGCAGAAGGCGAAGGAAGACACCGTCATGGTGAAGATTCCAAAGACAGAAACGGAAAGAGAAGACGTTTTCGTGTGCGTAAACGGCTGTTCTTACCTGATCCAGAGGGGGCAGGAAGTGGAAGTGCCAAAGTTTGTGGCGGAAGTGCTGAAAAACAGCGAAGAACAGCGGGAAGCGGCTTACGAGCTTATGGAAAAAATGGAAGACAAAAACAAAGACGAATAACAACGGAGGAGGGGGCGAAAGCCCCCTTTTTTTCAGACGCAAAAGGCGTCTGTCGGACAAAGGCTCATTACATTCGAGCCTATAAAAAAGGAGTGATGTTATGATCTCGATTATTGGAAAACAGATGATCTTTCCCAATGAGGAACAGACTTTTGTCATCGGCGATGACGAAACCGTCAGCAGAGAGTTTATCATGAAGCGATATGAAGCGGACAGGATCGACCTTTCGGTGCTGACATTCCGGTTGGATTTGCAGTACAAGAGCGGCGCAAAAAATACGGCGCTGCTGGTAAAGAGTATTCAGGATGAAACCATCACACTGCTTTGGGATGTGACAAAAGAGGACTTCCCGGAAATTGGGACTGTATTCATTGACATGAGAGCATTTGACGATACCGGGGCGGTACGGTGGACAACAGTGAAAACACCTATCTTTGTGGAAACCACCATTGACACACCGGGGGACTACACGGGAGATTTGAGCGAACTGGAACAGATGGAGGCAGCCATTTCCAAAGTGTTGGACAGCGAGGCAGACAGAGTGGCAGCAGAAAATCAGCGGGTGCTGAATGAAACCGTCAGAGAAGAAAAGGAAAATGAACGACAGACAGCAGAAACAGCCAGAGAACAGGCAGAAACAAAGCGTCAGGAAGATACAGCAGATGCCATCAAAGCGGCACTGGAAGCGGCGGAAAAAGCAAATACAGCAGTAGGACCACAGGGACCAGTGGGTCCGATGGGACCGGAGGGACCACAGGGACCAAAAGGCGATAAGGGCGAAAAAGGAGATAGAGGGGAAACAGGTATCCAAGGACCGACAGGTCCACAGGGTCCAATGGGACAGACAGGACCGCAAGGGGAACCATTTAGATACACAGATTTCACACCGGAACAATTAGAAGGACTGAAAGGACCAAAAGGTGACAAGGGAGACACCGGTCCGCAGGGTTTGCAGGGAGAAAAAGGAGAAAGAGGCGAACAAGGACCACAGGGCGAAACAGGACCACAGGGAGCAACAGGACCGCAGGGGGAGAAAGGTGATACAGGGCTGCAAGGACCAGAAGGACCAATGGGTCCAACAGGACCGACAGGTCCAAAGGGTGACAAAGGAGAAAAAGGGAATACAGGTGCGCAGGGTCCAGAAGGTCCCGCAGGTCCACAAGGACCACAGGGCGAAACAGGTCCACAAGGTCCAGCAGGTCCGACAGGTCCACAAGGTCCCATCGGAGAAACGGGGAAAGGACTGCAAATTCTGGGGTACTATGGGACACTGGACGCATTGAAACAGGCAGTCAAAACGCCAAAACCGGGGGACGCATACGGCGTCGGCAGCGCTGATCCATACGACATTTATGTGTATGACGGGATTTTGAAGGATTGGAGAAATAACGGGAAAATTCAGGGACCACAAGGTCCGGCAGGACCAAAAGGTGACACAGGGGCACAAGGTCCAAAGGGTGATACAGGTGCACAGGGACCACAAGGTCTCAAAGGTGATAAGGGTGATAAAGGGGCTCCGTTCACATATGACGATTTCACGCAGGAGCAGCTTACAGCATTGAAAGGAGAAAAAGGAGATACTGGCTCAACAGGTCCACAAGGTCCAAAAGGGGAGAAAGGTGACACAGGGCTGCAAGGTCCAAAAGGAGAACAAGGACTGCAAGGCATACAGGGGATTCAAGGACCAGCAGGACCAACAGGACCAAAAGGTGATCCGGGTGACGAGGGACAGCAAGGACCAAAAGGGGAAAAGGGAGATCCATTTACCTACGCGGATTTCACAGAAGAACAACTGGCAGCATTGAAAGGACCAAAGGGAGACACTGGCGCACAGGGTCAAACAGGAGAACAGGGACCACAAGGTCCGGCAGGTCCGAAAGGAGATACGGGAGAAGCTGGTGCAAAAGGAGATACAGGCGCACAAGGACCACAGGGTGTACCGGGAGAAAAGGGCGCAGACGGCAAGAGCGCCTATACGGCAGCGGCGGAAAACGGGTTTACCGGAACGGAACAAGAATTTAACACAACACTGGGCAATCTGGGAAATTTGAATACCACACTGGATGCCATCAATGGGGAGGTGATCTGATGGGAACGACCACAGAAAAATTGACATACTTACAGGGGACAAAAGATGCTATTAAAGATGCCATTGTGGCAAAGGGCGTGGAAGTGCCGGAAGGGACTACGTTTCGGGGATATGCGGAAAAGGTGGGAGAGATTCCGATGGAAGCAACGCCAGAATGGAAAACGATAAGTGTGAGTGGAAAAAAAGAGGGAAAACTTACAATATATGAAATCAAAATTCCAATTAAATCTAAAAATCAAATTGTAATCCTCTATCAGGCAATTGATCAGGAACTATTACAATGCGGAATTTCAACAGAAAATATTAATGATACGGTAAATGACCGATTTGGCAATCCGGATAATTATTTAGATTTTATAGAGAGAACAAATGAAATGGTTACGTTTAGACATGTAGACCAATTTGATAGAGGAGATAAGGTTTTCACTTATATCATAGTATAAAAGCTAATTACTGATTGATACATGAAAGCAATAAAATGGGTAATTATTTACTGGATTTAAGGAATATTAACTGTAGAATGGGGGAAATAAATTGAACCTGCGTGAACTTTTAACAACCGTCGACCAGCTCCGCCCAAACGCCTTTACAGACGCGGAGAAAATCCGTATGGTGAACACGGTGGAGGGTCGTATTTACAAGGACATTTTGAGCAAATACGAAGGAGAAGAACCTGTATTTGTACCCTTTGCGGAAGGACAGGAGGAGCGGGAGCTGGTGGTTCCCGTTCCATTTACGAACATATATGTGTATTATCTCATCAGTATGATGGATTTTTACAACGGGGATTCCGGCAGATACAACGACAGCATGGTTTTATACAATCAGTCGTGGGAAGAATTCCAGGCACACTATTTGCAGACACACACGCCGAAGCAGACGAATTTATGTGGTATGATCCCATTGAGGGGGTGGTGAGATGCGTTTACCAAGATTGAGCGGACGGGAAGCCGTATCGGACAGGCTGGTATCCTTCCAGGGGATCAATGTACTGGATACGGCGTCCCAGGGGGCATTTGTGGACATGCAAAACCTGTCCTCTGACCATTTCCCCTATCTGTCCATCCGAAAGCCGAGAGGGACCGTACAGAAGCTGACAAAGGCAAACGGGCTTTTGGTGCGGGAGAAGATGTTCTATGTGGACGGCACAGAAGCCTTTTACGATGGGAAGAAAGTTGGAGATGTGACGGACAGCGAAAAGACGCTGCTTTCCATGGGGGCATATATCCTGATATTCCCGGACAAGATTTCTTACAACACCGCAGACGGAAAGTGGGAGAGAATGGAAAACAGCTACACTTCCACAGGGACAGTCACTTACAAACAATCCTATTTGACAGAAACAGACCTGGACCCGGAAGGACAGGTATATGTAAAAATCGAGGCGGCAGGCATCGAAGAAGGCTTCGCGGAGGGGGACGGAATCGAACTTAGCGGTTTCAACGTGGAAGTGTTGAATAAAACGGCGGTTATCAAGGACATTGGGACAGGATATATCAAAATCGTGGGACCCATCGACAAGGATGGGAGCCAGACGGAGCCAATCGCCATCAAGCGGACAGTGCCGGACATGGATTTTTACACCGTATCCGAAAACCGTTTATGGGGATGTTCCTCAAAAAACCATGAGATTTATGCATCAAAACCATGGGACTTCAAAAATTTTAATTGTATCGAAGGGGGACCAAGTGATAGTTATGGTGTAAAGATAACAAGCGATGGGGATTTCACGGGAGCCATCACCTATCTGGGCTATGTGATGTTCTGGAAAGAGAACGCCGTTTACAAGGTATATGGCAATCGTCCTTCCAATTTCCAAATCGTGGAAGGGATGCTGCGGGGCGTTGCCAAGGGATGCGGGAGAAGTCTTTGCATCGTCAACGAGGTTTTATACTACAAGTCAGAAAGCAGCGTCATGAGTTTTCAAGGGGCATTGCCCACGGATGTGGGGGCGGTGCTGGAAGCTGGATACGGTGCGGCGGAAGCGGGAAGGATGGGAAACAAATACTATATTTCCATGGAGAAGGGGCTTTTTGTCTACGACACGGCAAAAGGACTTTGGCACCGGGAGGATGACACCAAAGGGAGATATTTTTCCACATACGGCAGTGCGCTGTACTATCTGGACGGGAACACCATCAAGACCATGGAAGGAACGGACGAAGAAGTCATTGAGTGGTATGGGGAAACAAACGATTTTACATACAACATGCCGGACAGTAAATTTGTATCACGCTTTTCCATCCGCATGATGGTACCCAATGGGGCGGCGGTGGAAATCTACATCCAGTACGACAGCACGGAGGCATGGCAGCGATTGAAGCAGATCGGGGGCATGCGTACAAATGTTGTGAATGTTCCTGTGATTCCCAGACGGTGCGACCATTTCCGTTTACGCTTTGCGGGCTACGGTCCAGCGATTTTGCAGGATATGACCATTTATCTCACCAGCGGCAGCAACGAACGGAGGTGATGCCATGGCTATTTACAGCGGGATCCAATTACCGGATATGGGAGGAATTGACGATAGAAAAGAACGACAGCAGATACTCAATTATCTTGCCCTACTGGATGAAAAACTGCGGTACATGTTCCAGAACATCGACCCAGAGGAGAACTATACACCTAGTGCCTTCCAGAACTACATCAAGACAGAGAAAGGGCTTACCAGTTTACAAGTGGAGCAGGGGAAGATTTCTTCGTTGGTTTCGGATTTAGAGGGGAACTTTTCTCTGCTGGAACAGACAGTGAATGGGATTTCATCTACTGTGGCAGATATGGAGGGGAATATTTCCATCATTGAGCAGGAGGCGGACAAGATCAACTGGATTGTGGCTGGAGGCGGTAGTGCTTCCAGTTTTATGCTGACAAGCAGGATGGCGAAGCTGATTTCTGACGAGATTGAAATCTATGGACCTGTGACATTCAATGACCTTTCCACCGGCGGACGATCTGAGATCAACGGGGACAACATCACAACTGGGCAGATACTAGCGGACTATATCGCCTTAGGCGGTTTGATGACTGTTTACGAGGACAGCTACAATACAAAATATGAGGGCGGATACATCGGATACGGCAGAGGGGACGACGGCGAAGGCAGGACATACGGGATCATGATGACAGATGCCACAGAGAGCAGTCTTTTCATTGCAACTGACCGGGGGGCAAGAATGACAAACGGGAACAGTGCTGTGTACTGTACGTCTTATGATGTGGTATTCACAACGGGCATCGACTATTATGTGACGGACTTGAACTTTTACTGTGGTACAGATGGGGTATCCAGACTGGGGACATCATCTAGGCTTTGGCGTGAGGTATATGCCGAGGTGGGAACCATCAACACATCTGACCGGAGAAAGAAAAACAGCATCACATACGATTTGACGAAATACGAAAAGTTTTTCTTAGAGCTGAAGCCGACACCATACAAAATGAACAACGGTACAAGCAACCGATTACACATCGGATTCATTGCCCAGGACATCGAAGAAAATCTGGCAGCCAATGGGCTGACCAGCCTTGACTTTGCGGGATTTATCAAAAGTCCAGAATATTCAGAAGTAACAAGAAGCGGCGTACCGTTAGAAGGGGCAGAAATCGTGGACTACCGATACGCATTGAGGTATGGGGAATTTGTGGCACTGAACACCTACATGATACAGCAGTTATATAAACGAGTAGAAGCATTGGAGGGGAAAGCATGAAACTGAAGAAAAGAGCTATCATCGAAAGTCTGGACAGCGTGGCGCAGCTGTACGGAAAGGAAATGGAAGCGGAAGCGGCGCTTTTGATGCTGGGGAACGCTTTGCAGCTGAACCGGGCGGCGGAAGCAGTGAAAAGGGAATTGCAGGAAGCAACGAAGGACAGAAACACATGGAAGGCAGAAACAGACAGGATTCTGGAAGAAACCATAGAAGTGCCTATTCATACAGTGGACGTGCGGAAGATGGGGTGCAGGGTAAGTCCTGCCCAGATGCATAAGGTGCTGTTTTTGTTTTGAGTAAAAATATGGGAAAAGGGCGTCGGTTAGAGTGGACACCCTTTGAAAAAAGAAAAGAGGGGCGAGAGCCTCTCTTTTTTGTGAAAAGGTATTGACTTTTTGTGCCACAAAATATATTATTTAATTGTGCCACAAAAAGTGAGGTGATACGATGAGTCCACGCACAGGAAGACCAAAAGTAGATAGCCCAAAGACAATAGAAGTAAAAGCAAGAATCGATGAAGAAACAAATGAAAAGTTGAATGAATATTGTCGAAAGCATAAGGTGACAAGAACCGATGTTGTAAGAAAAGGTATCGAAATGGTCATAAAAAAATAACAGTTACGCCCCGACCAAAGATTGTAACTGTTATTCAACACCAGAGGTTTCCCACTGATAAATCTTATTATATCAGTTTGGGAAACTTCTTTCAACAAAGATTTTGAAAGGAGTTATGAAATATGGATGTATTACAGGAAAGTAAACGGAGGATCGAGGAAGTATACGAAAGAGTGGAAATGCTGAACAGCATGGCATTTGTGCTTTGGGACAGCATGGTGAACGGCATCAGCGAGCCGGACGTGAATCTGCATGGCAATCTGGCGTGTATGGTAAGTGACGAAACAGCGGCAGTAAAAAAAGAGCTGGAAGAAATCAAGCGCCTTTTGGAAGAAAGAAAGGCGGTGCTGTGCGCATGAATGGATTGCAGGTATTCCAGTACGAGGGGAAACAGGTTCGGACAGTGGAGAAGGACGGCGAAACATGGTGGGTGCTAAAAGATGTATGTGCAGTATTGGGAATTTTAAAACATCGGGATGTAGCCGCAAGACTAGACGCAGATGAAAGGGGGTCGGTTAGAGTGGACACCCTTGGAGGAACACAAGAAATGGTTTGTGTAAACGAAAGCGGTCTATACCATGTGATCCTGCGCAGTGACAAACCGCAGGCGAAACCCTTCCGGCGGTGGGTGACAAAAGAGGTGCTGCCGGAAATCCGCAGGAAGGGAAGCTACGGCGAAAACAGAGCGGTGGCGGCACTGGCGGAACAGGTTGGACAGCTGGCGGAGATGGTGACAAAAATAGCGGATGATCTGTACGGCAGGAAGGAGCCGGAGCAAATCCGTCTGATACCACTGGAAAGAAAAGAAACCTATTCTGCATCAGAACTTTTGAAATACAACGGTGTCCGCATGAGTGTATATGAATTTAATCAAATGATGGAGGAAAAAGGATACATGGAAGAAATTGTGCTGCGATCCCTCAGAAAAGGAAAAGAGCGGAGATGCAAGGTCCTGACAGAAAAGGGGCTGCCATACGGTGAGAACCGAGAGCAAATCAGATGCAACAAAGGGCATCAGCCGGGGTATTATCCAGAATGTTTTCTGGTGCTGGTGGAGAAAATTACAGAATGAAAAAGAGAAAAGAACGTCAGAAATGGCGTTCTTTTTTTGTACCAAAAGGGCATGGGGGAAGTTTGCGTCTGATTTCTTTAGAATGAAAAGAAAAAAGGAGGTCGGGAGCTATGGCAAAAACACTGGAAGAATATTTGAGAGAAAATCCGAATCTGAAGCTGGGACAGGCGGACATGGACCTGGGACGGCAGAACTTTGGGGCATTGGAAGAAATCATCAAAGCAAGGCAGGACTGGGCAAATGCAACGACAGAAGAGGAAAAGGATGCAGCACACAATCGGGCGGAGAACATCAGAAAATATTATGGCAGTTACAGCGGCGGCACAGACGGCATGGGCGGGCAGTACAGCCCCACATACGTGAAGCCAAGCAGTGCGGCACAGGAGGATAATATACAGGCGATTTTTGACCGTTTGAACGGGGCATATAAAGGGAACGCGCCTACATGGACCCCGAAGTATGAAAGTGAGATCGAAGATATTCTGGGGGAAATTGGGGACTATGGTCCATTTGAATATGATTTGATGGACGATCCCATGTACCAGCAGTACAGAGACAGTTATATCCGAGAAGGGAAAAGAGCCATGGAGGATACAGCGGCGCAGACGGCAGCCATGACAGGCGGTTACGGCAGTACCTACGGGGCGACAGCGGCTCAGCAGAGTTACGACCGTTATTTAGAGGGGCTCAATGATGTGGTACCACAGCTGGAACAGACGGCATACGGCAGATACCGTGACAGTCTGGGTGACCTGTATAACCAGATGAGTGCGTTGCAGCAGGAAGAAAGCAGGTTGTTTGGACAGTATGCAACAGAAAGAGGATTTTCACAGGCGGACAGGGATTTTGCTTATAATGCAATGCTGGCGGCTATGAATCAGAACAACTATGAAAACGAGTTTGACAGAGGAATCTTTGAAAGTGACAGAGATTTTGATTTCAACGAAGGTACAACAAAATGGCAGATGACGCAGGAAGAAAGACAGAACGCCATCGACAACGCTCTGGCAATTGGAGATATTGGGGCATTAAAAGAACTGGGATACGATACCACATATTTAGAATTTTTACAGCAAGTAGAACGGGCACAGGGAAGCGCCGCCATCCGGCAGGCACAGCAGGCATATACAAAAGCAACCAGCGGCGGAAAGAAATATTACAAAACTGGTGATGGAGATGATGACGGGGACGATGATGGAAATGGCGGAACCGGTGGAACAGTCAGCGGAATTTATAATGAACACAAAATGATGGATGATGGAGAAAACATTGACTGGATCAATCTAATTGGATACGGGCGTGTGACAGCAGATGAGTTGGCGGAATTGGATGAAAAAGGAAAGGTTGTTGTAGAGAAAAGAAATGGGAAAGCCTTTTACAGATATAAAAAATAAGGGGGCAAAAGCATGAAGATTGATGAATTAAACAAGAAGATTGCAGAAAAACACCAGGAAACGGGCGGGACATTCCATGAAAATGCAATGGCGTATATCAAAAACAGAACGCCTGCGGATGATGCTTATAAAAAATACTTGGATGCAGTAGAACCGATTTATATGAATAAGCCGAAAATCAAAACGGGAGGGGGGACAGTCAATCCTACAATCACATTTGAGAAGAAAAATGAAACGATGACTTATCAGAAAAGATTGGAAGAAAGCCGGAAACGGGCAAGAGCCATGGAAGAAAAGGTCATGAAAAGCGAAATCTTTCCAAAGGTGATCCCGCCAAAGGGGGATGTGAGTAAGCTGATCCTGCCGGATACCGGGGGCGGCGGTACTGTCAATCCAACACTGAAGCGAAACGAAGTCAGGACAAATTATGACTATATGACAGACCGGGAAGCGGCGGTGTATAAGTATTATCGTGACAGAGGGCAGGTGGAAAAGGCGCAGGCATATCTGGACGCACTGGAAATGGATGTGAACCAGAGAGCAGCCATGCAGAAACAGGAAGACGCAAAGAAGCTGGCAGAGGAAAGCACAGCAGCGGCACTGTATGCCCGTGCAGTGGGGAACATTGGACAGGCAGCCGGGGCGGCATATGCACTGGCAATGGAAGGGGCTGACAAGCCCGTTGACCCTTATCATCCTCTCATGGGCGGTGTGAACATGAATGAAGGATTGTATGAAGGACTTATGGGGAACAGCACAGGTCTGGGGAAATTTGCCAAAGAGGCTGGGCTTGCGGTGTTCGACTGGGGCACGCAGGCGGCGGCACTGGGACCTTTGACACCATATGTCATGGCAGCAGGGGCTATGGCAGGAAATACAAAAGACGCTTTGGAGAGAGGCGGTACCACGGATGAAGCGGTCATGTTTGGGATTGCCGGAGGTGCGGCAGAAGCTATCACAGAAAAACTGGGATATGACAGATTATTCGAGCTGGGTAAAATTACAAAAAACAAAGGTGCAGTTTCCACATTTTTGAAAAGCCTTTTGCCGCAGGCAGCGTCTGAAGGTGCGGAGGAAGCCACTTCTGAAATTGCAAACATTCTGGCAGATACGCTCATTATGGGGGATAACAGCCAGATGAAGCAGATCGCACAGACCGCCATGGAAAACGGTGCAACGGAAAGCGAAGCTGTGAAAACAGCGCTTATGGAAGGGTTGAAACAGGTGGCATACAGCGGGGCTGTGGGTGCTGCCAGCGGCGGTGTCATTGCCGGCGGTATTGGCGGCCTGAGCCGTGCGAAAGGAAGAAACGCACTGGAAATGGCAGGAAATCCAGCAGGTGTGGCAAGGGAAGCCATGACAAACGCGGGAAAAGAAGTGACAAAGAGAATAAACGACATGAGAAGCCAAGGAAAGGCAGAAGTGCCGGAAGGGACAACACAGGGGAATGTGTTGCCGGAACAGGGAAATGTGATGGGAAACAGCGAAAATACATCCATGGAGCAAAGACAGGAAAACACAGCCCTGCGGAATTTCGGTGAAAAGTACTACTACACCGAAGGGCAGAAAGTTGTTAACGAGGAGGCGGAACGGAGAGGGGACACATCTTTCATTCCAGCGTTCCAGACATACTACACAGCAGGACTGACGGGAATTAAAGAAAGCGACATCAAACAGACAGCGGAAACAGTGGTAGCGGACAAGATGCTTTTGAACAGGGCGTATGAAGCAGGCGCACTGGACAGGAAAGAAGATCTGGAAATGCGCTTACAGGGGACAGGGAAAATGACAGACACCCCTGGGGTGGTGCTGGAAACAGAAGCCATTACAGAGGGGCAGAAAGCCCTTGCCAATTTGGTGAGTGAAACTACGGGGGCGGAAGTATGGGTCGTGGACAAGCTGAAAGAAGGCGTAAGGGGCACCTTTGACAGAAACAAAGGGAGAATCACCATCGCTCTGGACAGCGGGCAGTTTGCCGGGACATTATTCCATGAGAGTGTACACTTCATCAGGGACGCAAGCCCGGAGGGCTTTGACCGACTGCGGCAGGCGGTATTTTCCACGGCAGCTGCTATGAAAGGCATGGATTTAGAAACCTATGTCAGAAAATATGAAAAGATGTATGGGGAAGCGTACCAGCAAGAGGGGCGGGAAATCGACTTTGACCAGATTCTGGAGGAGATGGTAGCGGACGCTTTCGCGGAAGTGGCAGGAAATGAAAAAGCCATGCGAGCCCTTGTGACAGAGCTGAAAAAAGAAAATCCTTCGGTTCTGGAAAAACTGAAGGATTTTGTGGACAGCTTATTAAAGACACTGAAAAGTCTGGTTACAGACGGGCGGTTTTCTTCTTTTGGCGCACAACTGCAAAAAGACATTGATTTTACAGAAAGAATGGCAAAAATGCTGGCAGAGGAAATGAAGACCGCCGGGGAAATGCAGAGAGGGGAAAAGACAAGCATAAAAAATAGAAAACAAGTTTTTTCAGACATAAATTTAGAGGCAGACCCCGAAGTACCTGGAACCGAAGTTCGTCTCTCCTATAAAAATAAAAACGATCTGCCTCTTATGGAAAATATAACACAGTCAAAAAAAGAAGACAATGGAAAAGAAAGAGAATCAGAAAATAGATTTTCCTTGAAAGAACCCATAGAAGAAACGAAAGACCTGATTGCGGTCCATAATCTGACTGGTGAGAAACTACGTAAACTTTTAGATTTGCAGGGGATTCCCATGCCGAGCATTGCCATTACAAAAAGCGATGTCACAGCGGAGGATTTTGGGGAAATTTCACTGGTGTTTCGGAAAGATACCATTGATCCGGCAGACGCAAGAAACAAGGTGTTTGACGCAGACGCATGGACGCCTATGTTTCCCATGCTGGATAAAGAGGAATACGGCAAAACAAGAGCGTTTCTGGAAGAACTGGTGCGGACCATGCAGGCACAGACCAAAAGCGGAAAAAATGCCCAAGGGTTTATGGGAGAAAACACTATGCGGGCAGCCATGGCAAACAGATTCGTTTCTCTTGGCGAGATCAAGGAAGCAAGAGAAAAACTGGAGCATTTGCCCAAGAAAGAATTCGAGGCACTGCGAGAAGAAATGAACCAGCGGCTTTTTGGTGTGTTGGAAGAAATTTATGATACAGGCAGTCAAACTGGCATCAATGAGGTTTATGAAATGGAGGATATTGGTGAACAGATTCAGAACATGGCGGAGGAAGCAAAGGGAGTACCGAGTGCCCAGCAGATCCAGCAGAATCTGAAAAAAGCAGGATATCCCATTTCCATGGAACTGGCGGAACAGACAGCGAGAGTTTTGGAAGAAATTAAGGAAATGCCAACAGATTTCTTTGAGGCAAAGCCGGAACGTGTAGTAGAATTTGCGGAAGTGGCAGCGGCGGTAGTACCTGATGATCTTGAGGTGGATCTGCGAAAGGAAGTGGAAAACAAAATTCCTCAAGTTCTGGAATATGAAGCGGGAAGCAAAGAAAGCAGAGTGCAGCAACTCAATCGTGTGCAAGGTGTGCGGTTTTCTATCCGGGAAACAGAAGATGGAAAAAAGGTCGCAGTGGTAGACAATGATATTTTGAGCCATGTAGATACTGAGAACTGGAACAAAACAGAAAAGGAAAAAGCGAGAAAAGCAGCGGTGGAAAGTTTGCTTCGTTTTCAGAATGGAATTGTGGTAGATCATCTGAAATATCATGTGAACAAACAAAGCAGAGATGAATATACACGCTCTAATGATGCAGAACGACTGTATAGAGTGGATAAAGAAGCCTATGGAGATAAAATGCGTCTTGCGGCATATATAGATGATGCCATTGTTGCCGCAACAAATTGGAAAGCAGATGAGAACTTAAAACATGATAGAAAAGACAAAATTGTTCAATTTTTGCATGGGGAAACACTGATACAGTCAGGTGATAACCAGTATGTCGCAAAAGTGATTGTAGGGATTACGACAGCAGGAAGGTATTTGTTTTATGATGTAGAAGATTTGAAAAGAACGAAGTTCAAATTAAAAGAGGAATCTTCTACCGCCGTCGTTGGCAATGATACCGTCAACGCCATCCAAGAAGATTCCTCTGACCAAAGCGTAGCACAAGGGAAAAGAGAAGTCAAGGATGTTTCTCAAACAAATGACATGGATATTTATTTTTCCATTCGGGAGGAAAATGTTTCCTATGATCGTTTGATACAAAAACCGGATATGAAGATCACATATTTGGACAGCACAAGCATGGATGGCAAAGAAAGAAGAGATGCTGTAGAAAAAGCAAAAAAAAGCGTCAGAGATAAAAAACATCCTCGTAATACAGACCAAATACAATATATTTACTGCAAAGATATCGAAAAAGATATTCAGGTAGGAAAAAAAGGTATTGCGCATGCTTTGCAAAGAAAATGGGTTGAAAGTGGTATCGCAATGACAAAGCTAGGGGATTTATTGGAAAATGCCATTCTGGTCAATGAACTGGAACCAAGAGAAGGCGTGAAGCGTGCCTATGTGCTGCTGGGCTATGGTAAGGATGAAAATGGAGCAGATTATCCAACTTATTTTGTGGTAAACGAATATCCGACCGGAAATGTAACCGTGGAAGACTTAGCTGTTTTATATTCATCCAAGACACAAAAAATGGAGCCCTACGCTAATAACGCGTCAATGATTGCAGGGAAAAATCCCCTCCTCACACCAGGCTCCACCATCAGTATAGAGGAACTGCTGGATAAAGTCAATGCGATATACTCAGATATTTTGTCACAGGATGTGGCAGATCATTTTAGCAATACAAGAAGACAAACGAGTTTGTCAGGGAATGTGCGGTTTTCCATTCGGGAGGAAGATATTTCCTATGACAGCTTGATTGAAAAGGCGGATATGCCCGTTGTGAAGCTGGATAGTCACGCAATGGATGGAAAGAAGCGAAAAGATGTTTATCCCATAGCAAAACAGAGTGTACGATCGAGAAATCATCCTGATAATACGGAAGAAAAACAATATGTCTACAATGCGGATATAGACAGGAAAATTTTAGTTGGTCGAGGCGGTATCGAGCATTCCTTACAGAGAAAATGGGAAGAAACTGCTGTGATGATGACAAAATTGGGTGAAATTTTGGAAAATGCGGTAGAAATCAATCGGTTAAAGAAAAGGGATGAGGCAGATGAAGCATATGTTTTGCTTGGATATGGAGAAGACGAACAGGGGAACGGCTATCCGGCATATTTTGTTGTGAACATTTTTCCTGACGGAACAAACCGACTGGAATATATAGATGTTTTATATTCAGCAAAGGCAAAAAAAATAGAGCCCTCCGCCAATCCCATAAAAAATGGGAACGCGGCCAAGGCTAGAGGCGATTCCGCCCCCTCCTTATCAGGCTCTACTATCAGTATAAAAGACCTATTAGAGGAAGTCAATATACTTTATTCAGACATTCTGCCGCAAAGCGTGGCGGATCATTTTGGAAATACAAGAAGAAAAACGAAATTGGGAGAAAGCGTGCTGTTTTCCATTCGGGAGGAAGAATATGACGCTTTAGTGGAAGAAAATGAAGCACTGAAAGAAGCCAATGAAGCCCTGCGCCGTCAGCTTGAAATTACGAAAGACGCGGTACATGATCCAGTGAGCGCGAAGAAAGCCGTCAGAAAATGGCTGAAAGCACACGACAGCGAGTATGATGTGGATGATTTCACGGAAAAATTTGTTGCTTTGGCGGATTATGTGGCAAATTCCGGTGACAGAGTGGATTTCCAGAAGGTCATGGGGGCGTTGCAGAAGCTGGCGTATGACGCGTTATCCGAAAGTAAGGTTTTGAACACAGACCTTTCCGACGCGTACAAGGACTTCAAGAACGAAGTACGCAAGACAAAAATAAAAGTGACAGACAGCATGCTGGAAGAATTGGAATATTATGGAGGATATATCGAATTCAGGAAGCGGAATTTCGGGAAGCTGAATTTGAGCAGGCAGAGCGGCATTCCAGCGGATGTGTTTTATCAGGAGATGGCGGAAAAATACCCAGGGTTATTGAAGGAAGGAAACGTAAAAACACAGGTAGATATTCTCATAGATTTAGCCAATACTGTGGATAGTTTACAGCCTATCTACGAAAACCCTTATGGCATGAATCTGGACGAATACGCCATGGATGCGGCTTATGATCTGTGGGAGATGTATTTTGACATCGAGATGCAGAAGCCTACCTTTGCGGACAAATACGAAAAGAAGGTAGAGCAGATACAGATTGAAAATCAGAAGCTCAAAGCGGCGAAAAACAAAATGCGGCAGGAAATGAAAGAGCGGCACGAAGAACAGATGGAGAAAGCAAAGGCAGAAGCAAACAAGAAGCTGGAGGAGGAAAGAGAAAAATATATCCGTCAGGTGGATGTTCTGCTGGAAGAAAAATACAAATTGCGTCAGAAGCTGGAAACACAGTGGAAAGCACATAAAAACAGTATGGTGGAGGCGCAAAGAACAGAACTGGCAAGGCTGATAGCAGAGGGGAAAAAGACAGCGGCGGAAATCAGGGAACTGAAAAAAGACAAAAAAGAACTAAAACAGAGAATGGATGAAGTGCTGGAAAAAGAAGACCTTTGGGTACAGGCTTGTCAGGCGATCTTGAGAGAAAACAATAAAGAAATCAATCGTTACAAAAAACAAGTACAAAGGTTAAAAGAAAGCAAAGAAAAACAGAGAGAAAGAGCTATTAGAAAATACGACAGATTGTTAGAAGCAAAATTTCAGTTGCAGGATCGGCAGAAGAAGCAGAGCGAAAGAAGGAAATACGCAAAGTATCGCCGGGTCGTGGAGCAGGAAACAAACAAAATGCTGAAATGGATCACGAAGCCAACAGACACCTATCATGTGCCGGAGGAAATGACAAAGGGATTGAAGGAACTTCTGACAAAAATCGGGACAAGTGATGGAGAAATCATGATCATGCAAAACGATCTGTTTCAGGCAATCAAAGATCTGGAACGGTTCAGACCAAAGGATGGAAAAGAAGAAGCAGATTTTTTTGTGGAGCATGATGAACAGACCATTGATAGCATGAATGAATTCATTGGGAAATATCCGAATGGATTTGATCTGGAAAACCTTCCAGCCGATGAAATGAAAGAACTGGCGGATATATTGCGGAGCATCCACAAGCGGATTACAAACGCCAATAAATTTATTTCGTTATTCCGACAGGTGGAAGTGCGAGAAGTCAGTGAGAAATTTTTATCGGAAAGTCAGAAAATGAAAAACACTGTGCAGGAAGGAAGAACCAGACAGGTTTTGGATTTCTTCAATATGGACTTGGTAGATCCATACAGTTTTTTCTCCGGCATGGGGGATCCGGTAAAAAATACGCTGTTCAAAGCGACAGAAGAAGGATTTGAACGGAAAATCAGGCACGAAGCGGAAGCGGAGAAATTCATTTCCGGTATCGTTTCCAAAAAGGAAGCGGCTGCATGGAGTACGGCAGCACCGACATTATACAAAATCGGCGGCAGAGATATTTATATGACGCCTGCGGAAGTGATGAGCCTATATGCCACATACAGAAGGAATCAGGGGATTTTACATTTGCTGGAGGGTGGATTCAAAACAGCGTTCAACAAATTAAAACGCATGACAAGAGATGAGGCGGACACCAGACTGAAGAACTTCAATCCTTATCAGCCTTCGAGAAAAGAGATGGAGGATATCTTCGAAACACTGACGGACAAGCAGAAAGAAGTGGTGGAGAAAGCACAGGACTTCCTTTCCAACGTGGTCGGCGGATGGGGGAATGAAACGAGCATGGAAATGTTTGGGTATAAAAAATTCAACGACCAGCGATATTTCCCGATCAGCAGCGACAAAGACTACATCAACAATGTATTTGGCGATCCAAATCAGAAACAGAAGGCACTTGTCAACATCGCTGCTGCGAGACCAACCAGCGACCAAGCGAAAAACCCCATCGTCATCGAGGACTTTTTCACGGTATTTGCAAGGCACATCGACCAGATGAGCAGCTACAACGCTTTTGTACCTGTGATTTCAGACTGGAACAAATTCATGGGGTACAAAAAGTACAGCCGGGAAGCAGGCGTACAGGAAGTAGAAAGTGTGAAAAAGGAAATCTCAAGAACAATGGGACAAGGAGCGATTTCTTACATCAGAAAGTTTCTGGAAGACATACAGAGTGTGAACACAGGGGAAAAGGCGCCCATTACAAAAACACTGGTTTCCAACATGAAGCGGGCAAGTGTCGGGGCAAACCTGCGAGTAGCGATTCAGCAGCCGGTGAGCATTGTCCGGGCGGCAGACATGATCTCTCCCAAGTATCTTATGATGGCATTTGCAAAAGGAAAAAATGACTTTGAAAAGATATACGAATACGCACCCATAGCCCAGTGGAAGGAATGGGGACATTATGACATGAACATTGCCAGAGGGCTTGAAGAAAGAATACGTGGGCAGAGTATCCTTGGGAAAATTTCTGATTACAGCATGGCGATGGCTTCATGGGGTGATAAATTCACATGGGGCAGGATCTGGAAAGCGGTAGAAATGGAAACACGTGATAAATACCCGGACTTGAAAGGAGAACGGTTCGACAGAAAAGTGGGTGAGCGGTTTTCCGAAATCATCAACCGCACGCAGGTAGTGGATAGTATGCTGCACAGAAGCCAGATCATGCGGGAAAAGACCATATACAAACAAATGACGACATCTTTTATGGGTGAGCCAATCAAGACTTATAACATGATGCGCAGTCATATAGTAGAGCTGATGAAGGACAACACCAAAGAAAACAGAAACAAGGTGGTGCGGTCATTTGTGACGCTGACGTTCAACGCGGTAGCTGTTGCGGCGGCTGCGGCGGTGGTGGATGCGCTGCGAGATGATGACGACGATGAAACATGGGCGGAAAAATGGCTTGAAGCTTTTCGGGGAGATTATGAAAAGGCAGAAAGCGGCGGCGAGAAGGTTATGGCGTTTTTATCTTCCAATGTGGGACAGAATACAAATCCATTCACCTACATTCCATACTTGAAAGATGTAGTTTCTCTGCTGCAGGGGTACACAGTCCAGCGAACAGATATTGGATGGGTAAGTGACATCATCAAAAGCGGAAATGTGCTGATGCAATACATAAAAGGAGAAAGCCCATATACGTTCACAGCAGTCCTTGCCAATACAGCAGCCAGTCTTTCCAAGGCAACAGGGCTACCCATTGCCAGTGCGAAACGTGATATGGAAGCAATCAAAAATACTGTGATCAATCAGGCTATGGGGCTGGAAACACAGTACGGGAACAAAAAGCTGACATACGCCTTGGGCAGTGAAAAGAATGTTTCCATGTATGTAAAAATGATGATTGATGCCAAACTGAGCGGAAATGATAAACTGGCAACCAGAATTTATAACGAGATGGTAAATGCCGGGATTTCCAATGAGAAAATGGAAAGCCAACTGGGAAGCAAGGAAAAGGAAAAAATCAAAAAAGACAGTGCGGCGATGGAGGCGGTGGAAGCATACGCCAAAAAGGATTATGACACATATACACAAAAACTGGATGAACTGCGGAAGAAATACAGCCAGAAAAATATTGAAAGCACCATTCGCAGCATGTATGAAGACAAATATGGAGAGGAGGATATTGAAACATTTGACAAAATCACACAGGACTTCTGGGAAAAAGAGGAAGAAGTAGAAAGTTCCCAATTCAAAACAGTCATTGACGCGATGATGGAGGCGAAGCTATCAGGAAAACTTGGAGAAGCCACAAAGCTGTATAACTATATGGTGAACAATGGACTTCCCAATGACAAGTTGGATTCTGCCATAGACAGCAGGGAAAAGGAACTGCTGAAAAACGATCCTTTGACAAAAGAGGGGGCGGAAGCTTTCCATGAAGGAGACGCAGACAGATATGTGGATATTGTGGAACAATTAAAAAATAAAAACTACTACGCAAGAAATGTGACAAGTGCCATTGAAAGCATGCATGACAAATTATACGGGGAGGATGATGAAGATACTTTTGAAACCATCACGCAGGACTTCTGGGAAGAAGATGAAGCGGATGAGATGGTAAGCTATGAGTTGCTGTTTAACGCCTTTTGGAACGGAAGCAGAGGAACCTATAACGAAGTTTGGGGATTGCTCAATGCTGCGGGGAAAGAGGACAAGAGTATTCGAGCCAGTATGAGAAATCGGTGTTATGACGCATACTGGAAGGCGGAAGGTGAAGGAAATACAGAAGAAATGAACAAAGCCGCGGCAGAATACCAGAGAAACGGCGGGAAACTGGAAACACTACTGAAACCGCCAAAGGAATAAAAAAGGGAGGGGGAAACCCCTCTCTTTTTTTGGTAGGATGAATGGGAGGTGATGGGTATGGAAGCGGAATTGATCATGATGGGGCTTTCTTCCATTTGTTCCTTTCTGGCGGCGTACACGATGTATAAGATCCAGAAACGGGAAAAATTAGAGGAAGAAAGAAGAAAAGCGCGGGACCAGGAGCACAAGCAAAAAGAAAAGGCGAGAGAACAGTTTGAGTTATATCTTATCCGCAGCAACAATGCAGCCATGGCACTGGGAGAAGCAACGGCAAGGGCAGTGCAGCGGATTCCTGACGCAAAATGCAACGGGGATATGCACAAGGCGCTGGAATATGCGGAAGCGGTGAAACATCAGCAGAAGGAGTACCTGCATCAAAAGGCGGTGGAGAACATTGTCTGAATACGAAGTAATCAAGAAAAAGAAAAAAGAATTTTCAAAAAAAATCATGAACATGGAAATGGCGCTTTTGTGGGTAAATACATTGGGTGTATTGGGGCTGGCGTATCTTTGTGTATTAAAATCATTTGACGCGGCTTTTCCATGGCTGACGGCTATGGTGACGCTGCCATGGGCGGCATGGGGCGTTAGCAAGACGGGGTATACCATGAAATCCGTGAAAGAGAACACAGAAGGAGGAATTGTCTATGAAAACATGATGCAGAACAAAGGAGGCGGTGTGTGATGCTGGAAGTTGTATGTGCATTTATCCTGGGGTTTTTGATAGGCGCAGGATGTGAAGGAGCAATAAAGAAGTGAAAGGAGGATGGGAATGAAAGAAGTGAATATTCAGAATCTTTTGACAGTGAAAAGCATTGTGACACTGGTTTTGACATTGGTATTTGCGTACCTGTCTATTACAGGGCATATCAGTGGGGAACAGTTCCTGACCATTTTCAGCGTTGTGATCGCTTTCTATTTTGGTACCCAGTACCAGAAGGGAAAGGAGGAGGACAATGGTACCGATTAAAGTCAATCTGGCAAACCCTGCAAATTATGGAGGGAAAAGAAGCAAGATCGAGTACATTGTAGTACATTACACGGCAAACGATGGGGATAGCGACGAAGGAAACGGAAGTTACTTCCACAACAATGTCGTGAACGCATCCGCTCATTATTTTGTCGACGGTGACAGTATTACCCAAAGTGTACCTGACAATTATGTCGCATGGAGTGTAGGCGGGAAAAAATATCCAAACTGCGGGCAGACAGGCGGCGGGAAGTTCTATGGGAAGTGTACCAACAGCAATTCCATTTCTGTGGAGCTGTGTGACGAAGTGAGAAACGGCAGATACGATTTTACGGAAAAGACACTGGAAAATGCAGCATCACTGGTTCGGTTGCTCATGAAAAAATATGGTGTGCCTGTGGAACGGGTCATCCGGCATTTTGATGTGACCGGGAAAAATTGCCCGGCGCCTATGGTGGATAATGTGCAGATGTGGAACGATTTCAAAGAAAGGCTGGTGGAAGAAGTGACAAAGTATTATGAAAACATCAATGAAGTGCCTACATGGGCAAAGCCTATGGTACAGGAGCAGATCAATAATGGATGTTATGCAGACAAAAATGCACTGCATCTGAGTGATGATATGCTGCGGACAATGGCGATTATGCAGAGAAATAAATAAAAAAACACACCTATTTTTTGCGGCGTGTTGCATGGCGTGTTGCATGGCGTGTTGCATATGTGATTGTTTTTGTTCAAATATGAAACGGAAATCTCAAAAATGGCGACCGTGAAATGTATTATAAATGGCGGAATATCAACGAAAAGTTGAAGTTATGGGATTTGTAAGTTCATAAGTACGATGGAATGTAAGAGGGTTCGAATCCCACCGCTTCCGCTTTAGAAACCTTGATTTTTCAAGGTTTCTTTTTTTGTTTCGATACGCTTCCATAAGTTCTTTCAATCTTTTTTACTCTGCAATGCATTACCGATAGCAGTGGCGGACTGCTGTTTTGCGTGATAATCAATATGAGAATAGATGTCCGCCGTAGTAGAGAAGTTGGAATGCCCCAGCCATTCCTGAATGGATTTCATTGGAATGCCTTCTGCTACCAGCATACTGGCACAACTGTGACGCAGTTCTTTGAATGTGAGTTTTTTCAATCCGTATTTTTTCAATAACCAGCAGAAGTGGTCGCTAACGAAATTAGGGCGGAACAGCTTGCCCATTTCGTCTACGCAAACATAATCCATATATTCTTTGCAGTAATTGTTTCCAAATAATTTCTGATTTCGTTCCAGTTTTGCTTTGTGTTCCAACAGTTTTTCTTCTACAACGGGAATCAGGAGCAGGGTACGATAACTGGATTTTGTTTTCAGTTTGTCCTCTGCGTAAACAATGGTTTTTCCGTTTTCAGTTAGCTCTGTGACCTTGTGATTGACGGTGATGGTCTTGTTTTCAAAATCAATGGCACTCCAACGCATCCCTAAAGTTTCGCTTCTGCGGAATCCATAGTAGGAACTTAAAACAATGGGGATGTAAATGGGATCGTCTTTGGCAATATCCAGCAAAGTCAAAATTTCCTCCTTGGTATAAAAACTGGAAATGTGTTTGTTCTTCTTGGGACGTTTTACCCGATCCGCAGGATTGCTGAGTATGTAATCATTTTTCACAGCATAGGCAAGTGCCTGATGGAGAACTGCGTGATAATGGATGACCGTATTGGTGGTATAGCCTTGTTCCAAAATCTCGTCATAGAGCATTTTGATGTGCTTCGGTTCTACTTCTGTCAAAAGCAGATTCAGTTTTTCAAAATGGGGTCGGATACGAGCAGAGACCATATTGTCATAACTTTTATAAGTGGCTCGCTCCACCAAAGGTTTTACGATTTTCAGCCATTCATCCATGTAATCCGTCATCAAAAGCCGACTGCCATCCATATTTTCCATGGATTCTTTCGTTTCGTATGTCCGTTTCAGGTTCTCCAGAAATTCCAAAGCACGACGTTTGTTTCCTTTCACTGGCAAGCCTGTGCTGACAGATTTTTGTTTTCTTCTGCCGTCCACATAATAGCTGACGATGGCGTAATAGATGCCTTTTCTTTCATAAATACTTCCTGTTACCATAAAATCGCTCCTTTCTTTAGAAATCATCTGTCTCAGGTGTTTGGGTATATTACTATGGTCGGATGACTTTTGCCACTCTTTTTCGGATTTTCTTTTCTATAAAATCCGTTGTGACCATTTATTTTTCTGATTCGCATAAAAATCGAATGACGTTGATTTTGGGAATCAGATAAACCCGTCCCATTTTTATGGATTCGATGCGACCGCTTTTCAAAAGGGCATAAGCAGTTGTCCTGCCAATACCGCCTAACATCTCACGTAATTCGTCCACATGAACCACATCCGGATAGGAACGAAACATACGAAAATAGTCGTTTCTTGCTGAATTTTGCGTCAT